TATGGTAAAAAATAAATAAGGAATTATCATGTCCTTAGCAGAACTAAACAAAAAACTTGAAGAACAAAAAAAAAATCAAATCAATCAAGAAACTGAAAATCAAGAATTAAAAGAAATACTAGAGGAAGAATCAAAAGAAGAAGATTTTGTTCCTGCTAAAGATTTAGGTATAAAAATTTCACCATTAGAACTTTTAGCAAAAGATGCAGATAAAGATGTTGTTGAAACAATAAAAGAAAACAACAAACAAGCTGAAAAAAAATTACCACCCAAAGGAAGTATTGAAGAATTAAATTTAAGAATCAAATCTATGGAGGGTTCTGTATTAGATGGTAAAAGACCAGTGGATGCAGAGGAAATTATTGAAACACATGGTTATTATAGTTGGGAAAACTTTAGCGAAAATTTATTAAAAAGAACTTATGTTGGTGCTATTAGAGATACAGCTCAAGGTACAGTAGATTTTACAAATTATTTAGGTGAAAAATTTTTTGATGAAAGACCTTTAGAAAATGTTAAATTTACTAAGATAGCAGAACCAACTTATTTTGGTGGATCATTTTCAAGAGATATTTCTGGATTTGCAATACCTTTCTTAGGTTTTAGTAAAGTAGCTACAGGTTTAAATTTAATTACTAAAATACCAAGAGCAACTTCAACAGCAGGAAAGGTAACTCAATTTGTTGCAAAGAATACATTAGTTGGAGAATTAGCAGCTCAATTTGCGTTTTCACCTTATGAAACTAGAATATCAAATCTAGTTCAAAGTTTTCCTACATTAGCAAATCCAGTAACAGAATATTTACAAGCATCAGATCAAGACTCAGAAGATAAAGCTAGATTTAAAATGGCTATAGAAGGTGGTCTTATAGCTTTACCCCTTGATGGATTGTTTGGTTTTCTTGCAAGAGGTAAAAAAAATAATTTTAAAAGTACAAAAATAGAAAAAAATGATGAAGCTGTAAAAAATTTTAACGATAAAAGAAAACAATTAGCAAATGAAGTTGAACAAGCAACTACAATTAAACCAAAATCATTAGAGGGTGATATTGATTTAAATACTTTTGATAGATTAGATGATGTTTCAGAAAAAATTATAAGTCAAAAAACAGCAAAAAAAGTAGAAGGTTTTTTTGAAGATGTATTAAAAGGAGGAAAGGTAAAAAGAAATCCCAATATTAGAATTAGCGATCAAATCTATGATGTAATGACAACACCTAGATTAATACAAGAAACAAATTTTAATCAATTATTAAAAAAACATAAATTAACAGCAGAAGAACTAATGAATTTTTTTAGATCAGGTGCAAGAACATCTGCTCAAAATTTAAATAGACTATCACAACTTTCAAAAGCTTATGGTAAATTTCTTAAAGATGGAAAGGTTAGTCAGAAATTAGTTGATGAATTAAATGCACAAGGCATAGACACAAATGATTTACTTGCTAATGTGGGTAAAAGATTAGATGGTGTTCGTAAAGCTATGATGGTTGGTAGATGGTCAACTGCCATGAGAAACTTTATTTCACAAGTTGGTAGAGTTGGTATTGATGTTTTATATCAAGGTTTTCAATATGGAGCAGATACATTATGGCAAAAATTAAGTGGTAAAACTTTAACAAGAGCAGCAAATCCTGTTACTGCTATGCAAGGTTTTTTAAATATATTTAGACAGATAAATCCTTCAAGATTTAAACAAGTTAAAAAAGATGTTGAAAAAATATTAGCATCTATGCCTAAAGAACAAGATCGTTTATTTTTAAGATACAGTTCAGATGTTATTAATACTGGAGCAAGAAGTATTGAGAAATTAAAAAAATATTCTCCTTTAAATCTTGCAGAAAAGGGAGCAAATCTTTTAAATTTTTTAAACAGATTTCAAGAATTTATTACAAGAAGGGCTGTATTTACATCTTCATTAGATGCTATTGTTAGAAATAACAAAGCTGTTTATGGTGGTAAAAATTTAAATGAAATTATTAACAATCCAAATCTAATTAATAGATTAAGAAAGAAAGACATTGCTGCTGCTATAGATCATTCTTTAGAACTAACTTATGCAGGTGATCCTGCAAAAGGTATAGGTAAAGCATTTGTAGAATTTGCAAATAAAATTCCATTTACTGTTTCTTTAGTTATTCCATTTCCAAGATTTTTAGTTAACTCATTAAAATTTTTATACGACTATTCACCTTTACCTACTATTGCTGGTGGAGTAAGAGCTGCTGCTGATTTACCATTAGCTGCAATATCTTTTAGTGCAGATGGTACTTTTACAAAAAGTTTTTTCAAAAAATTAAAAGATGGGGAAACATCAGGAATGGTTAAATCATTAGTTGGTTGGGGTTTATTTGGAACAGCTATGCAAATAAGAGATTCTAAAATTGCTGGTGATAAATGGAACGAATTAAAAGTTGGTGATAAAACTATAGACATTTATCCTTATAACCCATTAGCTGCTTATTTATTTGTAGCAGATTTTATAGACAGATGGCAAGATGGAAGACTGGGAACAATTACAGGAACAACTAAAGATTTTGCAAAAGTATTCTTAGGAACAAGAGGTGGTACAGGTTTATATAGCATAGATCAATTATTAGAATCTCTAGCAACAGCAGATAGTAATAAAGGATATAAATTCGTTAATGAATTAGTTGGTTTAATATCTTCACAATACTTTACACCATTTAAAACTTACATGGGATTTTTAGATGCAGCAGATGGTAATATACAAGCTGCTAAAGATACAAAGACTTCAACTTTATATAATGCAAGAATTGACCCATCTGTTTCTATAGTTAGAAATTTTAAATCTATATTTAATCCTGGAGAACTTCCTGACAGAACATCAGCTACTCATGCTGTTTTGTCAAAAGATGGAATTAAATATGAAGCAAGACCTTTAAAAGGTGAAGGTGTTGAAGTTTTTGGAAAAGAAATTACTGCTCCTATAGTTACAGAATTAACAGGGATAACTATAAGACAACCTAAAAATTCTGCTGAAATAGAATTTGACAAACTTAATATAAGGTATAATGAAATATTTAGAAGTACAGGAGTGCCTGTTTTAGATAGAGCATATAAGAATGTTTTTGCTCCTAAAATACATTTTGGTTTATCAGCTATTATTGATAGTCCTGCTTATCAAAATTTAAGTATTCCATTAAAAAGAGTTACAATTAAAACATATTTAAAAGATGCTAGAAAAGAAACTATGGAAGAATTACAATCTGATGCAAGTTTAGTTCCATATTTAATGGAATATAATTTTACTAAAATACCAAAAGATCAGCTAAGAGTAATACATGATGCTATTGGTAAAGATTATTTAAATACTTTAATCAAAGAGTTTCAAAAATAATATGAAATCACAATCACAAAAAAATTCAGAAGAAATAATTAAAATTCAAGGTGAGTTAAAAGTTATCCATGAAAAAATAACTAATATTAGAGACAATCATCTTGCACACCTTGATTCAAAAGTAGGTACAATTTATAAACTTCTATGGGTAGCTGTAACAATAAGTCTAAGTGGTCTAATAAACTTAGTCGTAAATCTTCTGTCTTAAAAGGCAAGAAATCATCAATCAAAGGAACTGTTGGCGAATATGATGCTATAGCAAAGCTTACTAAAGCTGGTTATTATGTAGCAAAAAGTTGCGATCCTGCTTGTCCTTTTGATATTGTGATTGTAGATAAAAATGGTAAAATACAGCTTTTAGATATTAAGACAATTACATATCGTAAAAGAGCTAAAGGTAAAATATTAAAAAACAAACCTAAAGGTTCTTATAAAATACATAGAACAACAACAAAGGAACAAAAGAAATTAGGCATAAGACTTTTGATGGTAGATTATGAAGATTAACGATAACACAAATATATCTTTACCTATAAGAAATTTAGTAGCAATCATAGGTGCAGTAGCTCTTGGTGTTTGGGCTTATTTTGGTGTTGAGGAAAGATTAAATAAATTAGAAACAGCAGACACATTATTTCAAGCTGATCTTCTAAAAAAAGCAGAGCAAGAACCTAAAAATTTAGAAATGTATATGCTTATTGAACACCTTGCTACTCAAATAGAAAGCATAGAAAAAGAAATAGAAGCTAGTAGATATAACAAAGTAAACATAGATCACATAAAAGAACAAGTAGATATGTTGCAAAAGAAAATAAATGGTAATCACTAATGAATAGAATACAAAAAAAAGTAATTAAATATACTCAACAAAGATGGGAAGATGTTAAACAAATGAATATGTTTAAGATGTTAAGACAAGAAGTTGATATAGGTGCAAATGGCACACAAAAATATGTAGTTAAAGAAGGAAGAAACAAAGGTAAAGTTTTATGACTAAAGTAATTGCTTTGTTAATGTTTTTAGGTGAACCTGCTGTTCTTAAAGAACACACACTTATGCCAACTATAAGTAAATGCTTAGAAAAAAAAAGAATTGCAACTAGAAATAGTGGTGCAAGAGTAAGCTATATCTGTAGTAGAGTAAATGCAGAAGTAAAAGATGGCAAAATAATTAGAATTGCAAAGGATTAATAATGGATTTTATATACAGAATTATAGAAAAAATTAGTTCAAGAATAAGCTCTTGGTGTTGGCACAAAAGAGTTCATTTACTTTACAAAAAAAGAGGTAAAAAATGAACACAGGATTTAGACCATCACCTTCACAACCCAACCCACCCATGAATCAAACACTGTTAAAAACTGCTGTTATTCATGCACCTAACAAGGAGAAACCTATGAAATACCTTAAAAAATTGTGGAAAAAATATATGGACTGGTTGTTCAAAGACTTTTATAAGTAATTATGTGGATGAATATTGCAGCTAAATTAGTACCAGGCATCATCAAGACAGGTATGTCTATTGCTGCCAACAGAAGAAAAACAAAAGAATTAGAGTCAGTTGCTGAATTAAAGTTAGCTGAGAAAATGGCTAATGGTGAAGTTGAATATAAAAAAGCAGTTATTGATTCTCATAGAGGAGATCTTAAAGATGAATTTTGCCTTATCCTTATATCAATCCCTCTACTACTTTTGGCTTGGTCTGTATTTAGTGACGACCCTGACATACAGGCAAAGATAGATATTTTCTTTGATAAATTTTCTAACTTACCAATGTTTTATCAAGCTCTTGTCGTTGGAGCTTTTAGTACAATACTTGGTATAAAAGGTGTTTCTACATTTAAGAAAAAATAATGGAGGTTATCTGTTATATTTTTATTATGCTATGGATAATGGGAATATCTGAATAATCAAAGCTTATGTCTGACACAAGTAAAGAGATAATAGTTGAGTATAAAGATCAAGTTAGACTTCTTAGAGAAGAAAATGCTGACTTACAAGATGCTTGTAAGACTAAAGATTCAGCTAACAAAAGATGTTTACAAAAGCTAGAAAATGCAAATGAAGATTTAGAACAAGCAAATAAAAAGATTAAAGAACTAGAAAATAAATTAAAAGATATGAAACAAACAAATAAACAATTACTGGAACATCCATGAAGGTAGCTTTAATTATGATTATGTGTAGTCAAATTGCTGGAGAATGTATGAAACCACACCTTCTTAATTACCATGATACTTTCTATGATTGTTTGATAGCAGGATATGAAGAAGCTAAAGATAAAACAGAAGAAATAGGTAGAGAAGAAATCAATAAAAACGAAATCGTAATAAAATTTAAATGTTATTATGATAATAACCCAGATAGGAGAATGGCATGACACAATTATCAAAACACTTTAGTCTTGAAGAAATGACTAAATCATCAACAGCATCAAGAATGGGGATAGATAACACCCCCAATGAAGAACAGATAGAAAACCTTAAGGCGATATGTGAGAACATATTGGAACCATTAAGAGAATATTATGAGTCCAGACCCATAACAATAACATCTGGATTCCGTAGCCCAGAACTCTCAGAAGCGATCAAATCTTCAAGGCAATCTCAACATTGCAAAGGAGAAGCTTGTGACTTTGAAATAGCAGGTTTTGACAATAGAGAAGTTGCGGCACACATAAAAAACAACTTTGACTTTGATCAACTCATAAGTGAATACTATATTTCTGGTGTTCCTGATTCTGGATGGATTCATGTGTCTTACAAAAAATCTGGAAACAGAAAGCAATCTTTGATAAAAAATAAAGGTGAAGGATATATTGAATGGCGATAGACAAGTCAAAGATGAAATGCAACAAACCCAAAAGACAAATATCTGGAGGAAAAAAGTTTGTTGTTAAAGCTTGTAAAGGTGGTAAAGAAAAGATTATTAGGTTTGGGGATGCTAATATGACTATAAAAAAGAATATCCCTGCAAGAAGAAAAAGCTTTAGAGCTAGACATAGATGTGCTACTGCTAAAGATAAGTTCAGTGCTAGGTACTGGAGCTGTAAAAACTGGTAATATAAAGGAGAAAATATGTACAATAAAAAAATGAAGAAGAAAAATAAAAAGAAAAAAAACAAAAAGAAGAAGAAATATTAGGTGTAGCTTACTGATTAAGCTGGGTTGTTGGAGGGAATAACAAAGGAGATAATATGCCAAAAGGTAAAAATAAAAAGTATAGTAAAAAACAAATGAAGATAGCAAGAATGGCAGCACCATTTGATAAAATAACTGGTGCAGACTTTGCTATGCTTAAGAAAAAAAGAAAGAAAAAAGTATGAAGAAAACAGTAAAAGCACCATCTGGTTATCATTGGATGAAAAAAGGTAGTTCATATAAACTTATGAAAGGTGCATACAAACCACACAAAGGAGCTGTAAAGATGGCTAAGTTCACAGTACAGAAAAGACATGGCTAAGTTATGTCCAGCAGGTAAAGCTGCCGCCAAGAAAAAGTTTAAAGTATATCCTAGTGCATACGCAAATATGTGGGCTAGTAAATATTGTAAAGGTAAAGTTGGCAGAAAGAAAACTAAGAAAAGAAGATGAGCTTAAGAAAGTGGACATCTGAAAAATGGGTTGATATTGCCAATAGAAGAAAAGATGGTTCATATCCACCATGCGGTAGAAGTAAAGGTGAGAAAAGAAGAAACTATCCTAAATGTTTACCCATAGCAAAAGTAAGATCAATGTCAGCTAGTCAAAGAGCTGCCGCAGTTAGAAGAAAAAAGAAAGCAGAAAGAAGATCAAGAAAAGGTAAAAGACCAAACTATGCGAAAACCTAAAAAGACTTGGAAGAAAAATACAAGGATCATAAGAGATGTCGGTCTTTGTAAGTATTGTAATAAGATGATTGTTTCTGATGAACCTTTTGTAATCTTTGCTACCAAAGAACCTGCTCATTATTTATGTATGAAAAAGGATGATGAGAATAGACAATTAGAGATTGAATCTAAAAAAGAAAACTAATATATTATAAGTGCATACCTTGAGTTAGGGATGTACTTTGTTCTTAAGACACCCCTAACTCCCATTAATTAAATTATTTTTTGTAGTTTTTCTATAATCACTTGATCATCAACTGCTTGTGGATCAGGATAATACTTTGCATTTTTTATCTGATTACCTCTATGCAGTTCTGGTGGATTATCTTTGTAAGTAAAATTACTTACACCTTTTATAATATCAAACCCTTCAAAGAAATATGTTATGGGAACTTGTAAAGCATGAGCTAAATAAATTAATTTAGCTGATGATACTCCATTAGTTCCTTTCTCATATTTTTGGATTTGTTGGAAGCTTGTAGGTAAATGATTTCCAAGATCAGTTTGAGTTATTCCTAACTCAATCCTTCTTTTTCTTATTCTTTTACCAATGTGTTGATTAACGACAACTTCCTTTTCTACTTGTGCTTTTGCCATAGCGATAGGTCTCCTTTCTTCTAGTTCGCCTTTTTACTTTTAGAATTTCTTTCTAGCTTGAAATTCTAATTTGTTTATTTTGCTCAGATAAAATTTGATTACTAATTACAGCAATCTGGTTTTTCTTTTTCTGAACAAGAGCTTTAGCTTTCTGCATTACCCTAACTGCTCTATCCAGTCTTTCCTGAGCTTCCCTTATCTTCTTTGGATCGTAGTCCATCTTTATCCTCCAACTTAATGTTAGACTTCAAGAACCTCTTACTAACAATTCTAGCAACAGGTTCTCCTATTGCGTCTTTGTTATCAGCAGCATTTTGTACACTGCTAAACTTTTCTTCAACAACTACCACAACCTCATAAGTACTTTCTTTCTTACAACTCATAGTAATTATTGACTTTAAATTTACTATTTTTAATTGATTTTGTCAAATGATACTTTCTCATAAACACATCCATCTCTTTGACCAAACCAAGCTTAACAGCATTTTTCATGAGAATACCAATCCTTTGTTTAGATAAATTTAAAGCTTCTCCAATTTCAATTAGTCTAGGATAAGCTTGTTCCTTTTTATGGTATTCTATCATAAAATCAATAATTTGTTTGATTTTTGGACTATAAAATACTTTACTTCCCATTGTTGTTTCTTTCTAATTGTTGCATTTGATACTTTAAAAGCTCATTATAACCAGAAATATCTTGATGTGTGTCTTCCTTGTACATGATTTCTTTCTCACCATCATTAACAGTTCTTGTTAATTTTAAAACAATCATAAGTTGAGCAACAATCGTTATAGGTACTTTCAACTTTTGTTTGTTCACTGCTTCTAAAACTGACTTAATAAATTGTGCAACAATATGTGCGTTGCTATCAAAATCTCCATATTCTTTTTGTTTATTCTTTAATAAATTCTTGGTCATCTTTTCGCCAATATCTATCCATTTTACATTATCGTCTTTGCCCATTGTCCATCCTTTGTTTTACAGTAATACATAAATATTTTTTTACCTTTATACATAACCCCATGATCGTAAGTTATGCTTGTATGTGTTTCTAAAGCTTCCTGACAAGTCGTAAAGTCTTTTACTTTTATTTTGTAAAAGTCATAGCTTGTTGCAGATGTTGCGAAGAACAAATACAAGAAAAAAGTTTTCATAAGAAAGGGTGCTGATTTTTTTTACCGATTCGAATAGGGAGGAAAAAATGACCCAGCACCCCTACTACAAGTTATACTTTTGGTTTTCTAACTTGTAATTTATGAACCTCTTTACCATCATCTTTACGATTGATGTATTCTGTTAAGTTTATTTGTTCGCCTTGTTTGTAGTCTCTATCTACTTTAAACGAACCCCAGAATTTATCAGGGTTTTCATTATCCCTGTTTAAATATCCAGTACCTTCTTTAAGTACAAAGTCACCCATATTTATCTCCTATTTGTTTTGAGTTTTGTTAGTTTATTTTCACAAGCTACAAGTCTTTTACCTATCTCACTTCTGATAAAATTCTCATAGTCGTTTCTGTTGTCAGATTTAAATTCCATTATTAATTTTTTAACAGTGGTCAAATCTGGTTTCTTAGATGATAGATGAACCTCAATAGCTTCAATTCTATTACCCAAAGAAATTTGTTTTCTTGTCATACCCACATCTTTTGCTGTGGCTTTATATAGTGGATCAGCATTATAACCATCTTCACTATCCTTTGCTTCAACCTCATCATCTTTCATTCCAGTCTTAAGATTTAAAGCATTTAAAAAAGCATACTTTCTTGCATAAGACATACAGTTTCCAGAACCATATTTATCTGTTTTTGCAATAGCATGAGTTTCAATTTCAATAAAAGATTTTGGATTATCTACATCTACAATAGTCATCTTACAAGTTGTTTGCACAAACATATCTTGTATGTCGAAATCTTTGTAAGTGCAGTATGGATATAAACCATTTTTAATTAAAGCTTCCATAGCAACACCTTGTACTGCGTCATGCTCTAATGGGTTGAAATTCATACCACCTTTTTTTTCTGTCTTCTTAACCATTCTTGCTTCTTCTGAAGCAGATTTTAATTTTTGATAAATGTTTTTAGTCAAATTGTTCCTTCCTTTCCTTTTGCATTACCAATGATTTCTTCTTGTTCTTTTTTCTTTTCTTCATCATAAACTTGCTTTGCTTTATCCTTAATCATTTCTTCAAGGATTTTACTGTTTATAATTCTTTTTATATCTTCTGGTGATATACCATCACAGACTATCATAAAACTCCTCCAGTTTTTGTATGTCTTCATTTTGTATAGTGTTAAGTATAGGATTGTTTTCTCTATTTCTTATTTCAGACCAATCAATCCCAATCATCATGGCTAACTTTTTTATATCCCCATTTGCCATTCTTAACATTTCTTGTCTTCTTACATTGATCTGAATATATTTATTAAAGAAATATTTTAATCCTGCTGGACTTAACTCATAACAATTATCTTGATTAAATATGGTGTAGTTTTCTTCATCTACATAAACTAAATATGGTTTGTAATTAGGTAGTGATTTTGAATACACTGCTGTTTGTATGCAGTGAGTAAATTGTGGATTTTTTATTTTTTGTGACTTTCTCCATTTCCAAGTCTCATTGCCTTTCTTATCTTTGTATTTATAAACTGAACCAAACCTATTTTTATGCTCAGATAATTTTTGTAAAAATTCTGACGCACAGTCCACATACAATTCTGTTTCTATACCTAATTGTTTGCCAAAATACTTTTCATCATACCACTCACTAAAAAATAGTTCGCAGTTCCACTTATCTAAATGTGCGTTATCAGATATTTCTATAAGAGCATTAATATGATTAGTAACATATTGAGTTATTTTTTCTTTTATAAAGTTTGCTTTAGCTTTTTCTTTAGGACTTAAATCAATTTCTATTAAACTTCTATTAAAATCTTCTTGGACATCTTTTATATCCATTTTCTTTTGTATTATTTCTTGAAAATATCCATGTACTTTTTTACCTGCATGAAAACTAATACTAGGTTTTTGTGGTTTAAATTTTTTGTACAGTGCAAAAGGATATTTTATAAACCATATACTATCTGTAAGTGCTGATTGACTTGCTGATATAGTTGCTTTCTTGAAATCCCCTTTGATCCAAGCTTCATCTATAAACCTTTCTGCCATAGACAGCTTATTTACTAATTAAATACTAATGTCAAGTGTCTATTTACAATTACTTTGAGAAAGGTTATAGTTATATACAAGATATTGTATAAACAAGTAAAGGTTGCACCATATATGGACTATCCAACGATTGAATTAAAATGGGAAGAAATATTGTCTTCTGCTATCACTGGACTTTTGCGACAGACAGAAAGCATGAGACAACAAATTAATTGGGGTCATGGTGCTAACTTTGATATTTATAAGCAATGGGGTATGACTGTTTCAGGTTCTATTTGCGAACAAGCTCTTGCTAAAAAAATGGACAGCTACTTTCCACACTCAGTTAATAATTTTAAAGGTTCTGATTTACATATTGACGGAAAGAGCATACAAGTGAGATCGCAACTTATGACAAAAAAAACCAATAATCTTATCATAAGACAAGGGTATAAAGAAAGTGATTATTATTTTTTAGTAGGTGATGAAACACCAATATATACATTTTTTGGCTACATTTCTGCAAAGGATATAAGAAAGAAAGGAACTTGGACTAACTTTGGAATTAACACTAGACCTTATGTTTGGTCTGTACCCATTGAAAATCTAAAACCAATAACGGAGTTTAAAAATGAAAGATAAAATAGAATGTAAATTATTAAAACCATTTGGCTCAACGATTGCTAAATCTACAATGCCAAAAGAATTAATAGATGATTTTTTGAAAGACCTTTACGACATAAGACAGAACCCAGAAAAAGCAAAACAATATGCTTATGGTCATAGACTTGCAGGACAAGTTTATAAAGAATTATTAATCAGTCCAGATATTATGTTAAGATGGAAACAAAAATATTTTGATCATATTATTAGACACTATGTGGAAGCACATTATAAAAATAATAAAATGGCAAAGTGCGTTATTCAAAGTGCATGGACAAACACACAGAAACCAAACGACTATAATCCATTACATACACACACCCATTTTTCTAACAAAGCATTGAACCCTGATTTATCTTGTGTTGGATATTTAAAGATACCTAAAATCGTACCTTATAATCATTCTAAAGAACATCATCAAGTTGGTGGTTGGATTGAGTTTTGTGAGGGGTCTGAAAATATATTTAATAATGCTAACTATTTGGTTCAACCCATTTTGGGCGATTATTATTTATTTCCAGCAAATATGAAACATATCGTCTATCCTTTTGCTAGTGATGATGATAATGCTGAGAGAATATCTTTTAGTTTTAATACAACAGTTATATTTGATGAGATGACCCAATATGAACAAAAGTAAACCATTTCTTAAAGTTGAGCATGAGCTTATAGACGATCAGGTTCTTACCCCAACTCAGAAATGCCTTTTATTGCTCCTGAGACGGCTTCAGACAGCTCCTAAAGGGTGTACCCCTAGTCATCTGTACTTAAAAAAAAGATTGCGTTTAAAAAGCTCTAAAACCCTTGTTAAGCATTTGGACAGATTGCAGTTGCTTGGATATATAACATGGCAAAATAGAGGCAAAGGTAATACGAATAGGTTTATATTCAGGGGACAAGACAACTTTCAATCAATCCTTTTGCACAACCTACGATTAAGAACTAAAATGAGTAAGCAACAAAAGATTTTGTACGAAAAAAGAAAGTTAAAACAAGCAGAGAAAGAAGGGGTCATCTTG